TTCAATTGAACGATGCTTCTTAATAATATTTAACGCAGTTACAGGTCCTACTTTAGGAATACCTTCAGTATAATCACATCCACATAATATACATAGATCAATAAATTCATCTTGATTTAATTCTAAACTTTCAAGAATCTTGTTAAGGTCGTAAAGTTTATTATCAAAAATTATATTACTTCCTCCAAATGTTAATGCATCTGTATCTTCAGTAAGTATATAATCAACTATACCAGTCTTTTGAAGATAAGCACATGCTTCCTCAGCTTCACCTGGAGATTCTAAAAATGGTATTCCTAAAGTTTTAAGTAAATCCATTATATTAACTGAATGAATTTTATGGACATAAAGTAAATTTTTTTGTATTTTTTTTATTTCTTTGTTTAGGTTTTTTATTTTAACGATTTCTTCAGATTCTTCAGTTTCCGATCCAGAATCAATAAACTCGCTTACATTAAGCTCATTTACATTAAGTTCGTTATATTCAACAAGTAAAACATCAAGTTTTTCTTTCATTTTTTTACGTGTTTCGGATCTATTTTTTAATACATTAAGTTTAGCTTCTGGAGGCTTTCCATCAAAAACAAAAATAGGATAAACTCCATTACTTAAGAGTTCTATTATTTTATTTAGAAACCCTAGATAATGAAAATTATCAGATTGATATTGATACCTGTATTTATACATCAAAATACTGGAATCAATAGCTATTTTTTTACCATTTAAATCGAAAGATTCTGAAATTGCGCATTTTGCATGTTTTTTTATGATACCCTTTAACCCCTTGATACCCATCTTTTATATAATAATGCACGTATTTTTATACCATTTTATTTTATATAAAATGTGGTACCCTTTTAGTTTTTTTAACAACCCGCGGTTTTTCTGGTTCTGGTTCAGGTTCATTTAAAAACAAAGGCTTGGTTGAAATTTCAATTTCTGGTTCAGATTCGTATTCAATTTCTGGTTCTGGTTCGTTTATAAACATAGGTTCGACTTTGGGTAAAACCTTTTCAGGTTTCGTTTTAATTGTTTTTGCTTTTGTTTTACGGTACTTAGGGTGTTTTTCAATACCATTTTCACGATAAAATAACACGGTATCCCAAAAACCTTTCATTTTCGATAGTTCCTTAGAAAACCATTCACGATCTCTTTTAACTTCGACTATATTGATTTCGTAATCATCGTCGCTGTTTCCTGGAACGAACTCTATAAAATGAGCTAGTTCAAGATTACATATTTCCAAGTTTAAAAGAACCTGTGAAAGATAGTGATGGGGTACTTCTCCTGGTATAATTTTACGTTTTAATGGGCACTTTACTTCAAGAAGTATCCCATCGGTTGTAATACCATCAGGAGATCCACCTAACCAAGGGTAATCGGGGTGAATCAACAAACCAAATGAAAGTACCTTTTTATTGCGCAACTGACTGTATTTTTCAATTGCTATGTCTTCGTAGTGATTTCCCCAACGAGTAGCTTCATTTCCGATAAATGGTTTTGGGTTGGCATTGCATTTATCGATAAGAAGACTGTAAGGTGTTTTATATGCATTTTCACCGAGAACAGTAGGCATGTCACTCGCTGTAATTGCATTTTCACGCTGTTGGTACCATTCAGGAGTACGCTGTTCAAATTGTGGAATAAGTGTTAATTTTTTAACTTGATCGACTGGTTCCTCCATTAACTTTACTTTCTAATTTTAAAAAAAGTTTATTCTTTAAGACTTTTTATCAATTTATTTATTTTCGTTAAAGAAAGTTTAACGCGTTTCGTTAAAGATTTTTTAGCGCTTTTCTTTCCAAATTCGCTTGGATTTTTAGAATAAAAACCTTTATTTATAGTTGTTAATGGACTAATATAAGTATCTCCATTAAAATTAACTGGCACACTGGTCAAATTTAGATCGTATGTAAGTGGCTTACCATTCATTTCCATTGGACTATTCATCCCAGCAACCATTTGGGGACTATAGCCCCATGCTCCAGAAGATACACCTGTAACCATTTATACATTTCGTTTTTATTTTTTTTGAATTATTTATTCTTCTTTTAATTTAGGTGCCAGACAGAATTGTAGCTTCCCCAAATTTGCAACGTTGTATTCAATAACCAACGGATATTCTTTTTTCAAAAAGATTTCAACGGTACTGCATAAATTTGTACTTTTGGTAAATGAATTGAGGTATTTAAGATCAAATGTTTCCGTTACATTTTGATTTTTCTTTGAAAAAATAAGACCATTTTGAGCTTCTCCGATAATGATCTTTTGAGTTGCAAAATCACCAATTGATTCAAGTATAAATCTGGATTCAGTACTTGTTATATTTACTTGGTTACTAATTACACTGAGGTCCCTGCAATACTTCTGAAAATCAACAGATGGCATGGATATAACAGAATCATATTGTATATCGGGTATGTCCAGTTTTTCTTCAGATATGTCTAGCATTTTGAGATAACTTTCAGTTACGGTATTCTTTTCCTTGTTTTCAATTCTAATTCCAAGCTCATTTACAGAATTTGCTTTGATAAAAAGAGTAAGAACATCACTGTTACCTACTGTTTTTAACAATTTGAAAAAATAAATCATGTTTATTCCACATATATTTTTGGAATCACAGAAGTATTCTTCGAAGTTATCTTTAAGAAGACGCACATAGACCAATGCAACTCTTGCGTTATCCATAGTCATGATTTTTAACCCATTGTTATCGAAGTAAAGATTGATGTCTGTTAGTACTTCTTTTAGTGATTCTACGAGTATCTTAATACTCTGCGACTGAACTGTTTTAATATAAAGTAAATATTCCATTTTAAAATCTAATGTTTGTTTTTTTAAATAACCTTTATAATTGATCATCCATTGATAAATTATTAATTGAATTATTATTTACTAACATTATTTTGCAATCGAGTGTTTTGATTATATCGTAATTTATAATAAGATCCCTTGCAGAGATTTTACAGGTATTATTTAAAAAACATTTAAAATACTTCGTGATATATTCATTGGTTTTTCCATAAACAGCCGTTGAACAAATTAATTTTGAATATTTATTCTTCAATTCAGTTTCTTTTAATTCAAAATCTTGATTTAAAATCCTTGAATCCTCGTTATAAATGTTTATGTATTTATTTCCCTCTAAAATGTAAGTGATGTAAAGCGAACATTTACCAAAATTTTTAAAAAAGGAATAATCAAGTGTTGTGAGAAATCCATTGTTTAAATCAAAAATTTCATTTACAGTAAAGTCCATAATTTCAGAGGAATTAATGTAATCAACTACATCTGTTTCCATATTTATTTTAATAATTTTTTTATCGGGAAAGTAATCCCAATAGGGTTGTGTTTTTTGACAATTTGGTATATCTGGAAACAATTTATTAAATGTTTCGATGTCTGTAATATTACATACAAATTCTATTTTTACAATGGAATCGACCTTGTTAATGGTCTTTTTCTTCTTAAGTGCATAAAATGCATTCATGGAACCTAAAACAATACATTTACCAATGTTTAAAATTTTTCTCTTTAAAATAAATCCAGTAACAAACCCAGTAAAAAAATCCCTCTTCATTTAATAATATCTTTTTTGTTTTTAATTTTTAAATAGGTTTATTAATTTAAAGAAAAATTTTATTTTAATAAAAATGGATACGGTTAAAAAGAAACGAGGGCGTAAGCCTAAGAATTTTTATAACGAGGTTTCCAAAGAAACGGAAGATCAAACTGTTGTTTTATCTGAAAAGAAAAAGCGTGGTCGTAAAAAAAAGTACGAAATAGATAATTTTGAAAAAATACTCAATAGGGATCATCCAAATAATTTCGATCACAATATAGCTTATTCCGATGATGAAGAATATAAAGACACCATAGACGACTGTGTTAAAAAGGTTTCTTTTGGTAATCTTAATATTACCGTTTCGAAGAAAGCAAGTATTTGTACTGATTTGTATAGAAACGAAATAATAGAAAAAACTAAAACTAATATTATCAATGAAAATGAATGGGGATCTGATGAAGAAAAAGAAGATCCTGTAATTACAATCAACGAAGAACTACCTGAAAAAAAATATTCTTCCTTTGAAAAAAATGAAAACAGTTCTTTTAAAAAATCAAAAGTAAATTACACAATAAAAAATATAATTAATTTTGATCATTGGCCCGATAAAACCGACATATGCTGTTGGTGGTGCTGCCACTCATTTGACACTTGTCCATGTACATTACCTATAAAATACGATCAAGTTAAAAAACAGTTTTCGTTTATAGGTGTTTTTTGTTCATGGAATTGTGTTAAATCATACAACATTGAAAAAGCGGATCATAGGGTACATCAACGATCAGAATTAATAACATTTTTGGTACAACGATTGTTTGGTATAGTAGAAGCTATAAGTGTTAAAAACGCCCCTCCTAGACAATGTTTAAAAATGTTTGGTGGATATCTCGATATTTCAGAATTTAGAGATTCTTATTTAAAAACCGATAATTATCGTATGAATCTTTTAAACTACAATTATGTATATCCGGAAATAACTGAAACTAATTTTATAAAATTAAAATCAGAAAAGAAAAATCTACGACTTCAGAGAAACTAATTTCATTTCTTCGTTAATAAAACCATTACAAAATAAAACACCAAGCTAAAAACTATAAATTTGATAAGATTACTCACTGTATCGCAAACTACACCAAATTGTTCTTTTGTAAATGTACTAAAATTTTGTTGTTGTGCAGCAACTGGTGGTGCAACTGACCCAGCAGGTGTATATAATGTACTATTTAATAACCATTCAGGGTGTTTAACTAGAACATAGTTCTTTACTATATCGTCAAACTTTGGATCACTCATCAGATTCATTAAAGTAAAATCAAAAGTGTTAGTACTTGATGAATTTGGTACAAATACGGCTGTTGTTTTATCGGGCTCTCCAATTCTAACATAATTTTCTTTGGTTTCTTTGATTTCTTTGGGTTTATTGTCAAAATTACTTGTCTGTATTACAAGTTTTTTTAGTTTTTCTATTTCTTCTCGTGTATCTTTTATTTGTTCAGATCCCAATTTAAAAGCTTCCCCAACAGATGCAAAATTTAACTTGTTCATGTTTATAAAAGGGATTTATTTTTATTTTACATAATATTTAATTCAAGACCATTTTTACCACCTCT